ATCGTTTTATGAGGCCCATCAAAATGAACTAAATCATAAATATTAAGGACTTGTTTCGATTCTCTATAAATGGGAACTCCATCTTGAAACCGTTTCATAAATTCATCATCACCAATAGAATACAGGGTAAAATTTTCATAAGGTAAATCTTTCAGTAACTGTAATTTCATACTATTTGTATAATCACAGGTGTACGATGTACTGTTATCATAATGTTGGTAATTCAAATTACCGTAAGGATCAATTCCAATGTGCCAATGTTTTTTATTCTTAAAACTATCTAAAATAATTTTTGATCCTTGTCCTTGTCGTACTCCGATTTCAGCAGACAGAACCTCGGGCCAAGGTACTAATTTACAAGCACCTTCTAATAAATCATATTCGCTACTATCGCCTTGAATCATAATAGCTTTCTATACTATTTTGGGTTGTTAGGAAAGTGTTTAATAATCACAACGGCATCTGCCACAAACGCAGCGTCTACCAAATATTCTATTAATTAATTTTTTCCAATATTTTTTTATCATTATTTTTTCTTTTGTGATTTTTTAATTGCTTTAGCGGTTGGTGCACCTTTGCTTCCAGGTTTTCTCATCTTCTCACCAGATCCTTCTGCAATTCTTTTTTTCTTTTGTTGAATATTGTACCAAAGACCTTTTTTCGCCATCTTACCTGATTTTGTTTTATGGTATCCTTCTTTCATTACTTATTTTCCTTTTTACAGTTACATTCGTGATTACACAAACATTGTGTAATACCAAATACTTTACAAACTAGTTCACAAAGTTTTTGTTTTATTTTTTTGAACATTTATTTTCCTTTTTTTGTGTTGATAATATCGGTTGCTTTAATTCCATACACGGCAGCTACTACGGAAATCCAAAGTCCCGTTATCCACCACGGCATATTTTGCAATTTTTCAAAATATAAGTCAAGCTTTTTTTCTAGTGCTGGATCTTCCGCAAATACACTATAAGCTAATAAAAACAAAGGTGAAGATAGGGTTAACAATATGAATTCGTCCTTCCAATCCCCTTTTTGATTTGCATTGATTTGTCCCGAGTACTCAATTTCACCACGCTTCATTTTTTCTGCGTGCATTAATTGCGCTTCGGACATTGCTATTTTTGTCGCTTGATTATTTTTATAAATTTCCGCACCTGTTTTAAATAAGGTGGGTAAGATACTCCAGAGCATTTAGAATACTCCTTTAAAACCTTTTCCTGTAACTGCTTTTCCCGAACCTCTGCACATGCCACCTTGATTAAAATTTTCTACTTCTTTCATTCTCCAATCTTCATCTTGATAAGGTTTAGAAGGACCTTGCATGGATGGGTTTTCCATCTCTTCTCTCATTTGTTCTGGAGTTAAGATTTGATCTTGTAAATAAGCTGGTTTTTCTTTTGGCATCATTTTTTTCATAGGATAATGATACTATTATTTTATAGGTACGTATATACCTTGAGGGTTGGGTCCTTTTTTAGGGGGTATAGTCTTCGTTAATCGTTTACTTACCTTTTTGGTTTTGCCTGTTTTTTTCTCTTGCGACATTGATTTTCTCCTGCGCTACTCTAATTCTAGCAGCCGCTTGTTCTTCTTGCTGTTCTAATTTCATTTTTTCTACATCAATCTTCTCATCAAACTCACCTTCTTTTCGCATCATATCATCGATAGATTCTTGTGCTCTTCTTTGAATATCTAATGCTTTTAAATCTAATTCTCTTTGTTTCAAGGCTACCAATGGATCTTGTTGTGGCCCACCTTCTGCAGCAACTAAATTTTGTGTTAATTCTGCTACTCGTTTTGCAATCATAGAGTTGAAAATAACTCTAAAACCATCTGGATCTTGTTGGCTCATCGCTTGCATGTTTGGATCTTGTTGAACGAGGTCTCCTACTTCCCCATGTGCTTGCATCGCAATGTGATCCGAAATATGTCCTTGTAATAATGCATAGACCATCGGGTTCATTTGTACCATTCGGGATTGAATGAAAGTTCCGTGAGCCGTGATATGTGCTTCGTGATCCTGATCAGGAAATGCTTGTAACAATTCCATCTTTAACGCCTTCGCATTCTCGGTTCCTGGGTCTTCAGGCATCGGTTGTTTTTCAGGAGTCAGTAAAGAGTCTATATTTTTTGTACCTAATGCTTCATATACTCTAGCATAGGCTTCTCGTAAGTTATGTAATTGCGGTGCAGACATCGCAATCTTTAAATTTTCATTGGCAAGTGTTACTCGTTGTGCCATACTCATGATATTCGGGTCTGCCACAGGTATCACATCCACTCTATCATCAAAATCTGTAATTTTTACTGCACGATCTGCGTTATATACAGAATAAGGGTACACAGGAGGTAGATAATCAGCAAATACTTTTGCTAATAATCTAAATTCTTGTCGCATTGCGTAGTAACAACGCTTGTGAATAGCACTCATGACCCTCGAACCACGTTCTAGTAGTGCAATTGTAGTGCCCACGGCTCTATTTTGTGCGTCTTCGCCTAATTGCATGTCGGCAATCGCTGCAAAACGCTGTCCTGCTTGGACACAAAAGCCCATTAATTGAAATAAAGTTTGACTGGGTTCTTTAAAAGGTAAAATTTGGAACTGATCTCTAATATTTCCGCCTGGTGCGTCCACATCTCTGAACTCTCCTGGCTGAAAGGGTTGGTCATCATCCCTGATTCTAATACCACGGCTCTTGAATCCCGCTGGTAAGTTCGCTAACGTACCTGCATCTAACAATTGTCGTAGTGCAGTAGTAGCAGATCGGCTTAATCCACCAATCATATGAATTAATCCAAAGCCATAAAAGCCTAATCCTGGTAAAAATTTGAAGTGAACAAAGTATTCTTTACGTCTTTTTAGTTCATCGTCTTGTGCGTAGTTACGATAAATAGATAAAATCTCTTGAGAGCCTTCATCAATGGTAATAATGTAAGGAACTTTAATTTCTTTTTCATCGGGTCTAGGTAAACCATCTTTTTCAAATTCTTCTAAACTTAAATCTACATGCATTTCTAGAATATTTAATTGATATTCTTTATCGCTACTTGGTTTCACACCTTCCAGTTCGTTTAATTTATCTTGAATGGTATTTTGTTGTGTTGATTTTGGTATTAATTCTACATCTCTATAGAAACCAGACTTCTGTTGTTTGAGTACATCATTCTCACTCATCTTCACAACATGTGTAATTCGTTCGCAATCCATTAAATCGGTTGCGTAATAAGGAACAATTAAATCTTCTGCTGGTACAAATTTAGAAATCGCTCTTTGTTTTAATTCATCATAGTAAATTTTTTTAAAAGCAGATCCAGCTAGTGGTAAATAAAATAATAATTGATCAAAGTCAGGAGTGTACTCTTCCATTTTTTCCATCAACATATAGTTCATGAAATCTTCTACACGTTCTGCTTGTTGTTTTACTTCAGGAGTTTCAGCCCCAACGACTTGCGTACGTACAGGGCCATCACTCGGTAGTAATTCTTTATAAGCTTGTGCTTGGAATTGTGTTACTGCTTCTGCTAGCAATGGGTGTGTTACACCTGATGCTCCAGAAAAAGGACGTGTTTGATCATTATATTTAAAACCTAATAATTCTAAACCTTGAGTATAAGTTTTTTCCCAATCGGCTCTTGATACTTTGTCTTTGTGATAGTCTTCCAACAATTGAGAAGCAATACGAGCAAGCGTACGCTCGTCCATATCTTCTGCTAAGTTATCGTAAAAAGCTACCTGCTCATCAATCGCTTGACCTAATTCTTCAATTGGATCCTGCTCTTCTTCGGGTAACTCTACGTCAACTTCTTCCGTTTCAACTTCCTCTATCGGAAGTTCGTTGTTGTTGTCGACTTGGGCCATATTAGCAAATCTTAGTTGGTTTACTATATCCTATTTTTGTTTTAACGTGAACCGATCCACCTTTTTTGTATCTTGGATTTACTCTTCCAGTTCTTGCTTCGTTAATTGCTTTTACTTTTGCATTGAATGCAGATCTATCAATCATGTTTGCTCCACTTTTCAGTGATGCAATTCTAGCTTGTCTTTCTGCTTCAGCTTGTCTAAATGCATCAACACTTCCTCTTTTAGGTGTGCTCATGTATTCATCTTCCATTGCTTGAGATGCTTGTGGTACTTTTGGTAAATACTCATCTTCCATTAATTGAGATGCTTCAGGTGTTTTCTTACCCATTTTAGATAATGCGTATGCTGCACCTAAACCTGCTAATACTTTAGCGGCTTTTTTAAATTTTTTTGACATGGTTATTCTCCTTAATTTGTTATAACAGTTATTATATTAACATGCAAACGAATTAAGGACTATACTTATAGTAGATCTTTGATGTAATTCTTGCCTTTACCTACAATAAAACCGCCAGTTTTCTTTTTGCCACCAAAAGTCCAACGAGCTCCTATATTGAATGATTTGCCTCCCGTTTTCTCTTTTCCTGCACCAGCAAAATAAGTAGAGCCTGAGTCTGTTTTGTATTCTGCTTGTATATCTTTTCTTGATGATGGTGGAATAGGTATGTTTTTATATTCAGAATCGGATTTACTAATATTAACTTTAAATTTATCACCCTTACCAATAGTAATATTTTTTCTTGTGTCTGTTCTTTTTGGTTCCATTACATCGTCACCAAATTGAGAAACACTTGCGCTAGGCTCTATGTACCAAGGTTCTGATTTTTTTTCAGGTTGTGATTTTTTTTCAGCCATTATAATAAATCCTTAATGTAATCTTTTTGTTTGCCCATTACCATGCCGCCTTGATTATGTTTGTGAGAATACTTATCTAATTTTTTCGAAATAGATTTTGCACCTTCTACGGCTTCCTCTAAATCATCATATTGTTTTCCATATTCTTTAGGAAGACTCATATCTGGAGTGTTATGTTTAGGATCAGGCACATTATAATATTTAGTTTTACCATTAACTTCATAAGATTTAGTAATATTATTTTCGTGACCCATTACTTCCAACCTTTCTTAGCTAACTTAGGATAGCCTTTAATTAAACCGCCTGTAGATTTATCATCTACAAATTTAGACAAATCAGGTTTAGACTCTTTCCCTAACTTTTTACTATATTTAATTTGTATATTCCATTCATCAGGAATTTTTGCATTCCAACTTTCAGAACCACCAGGGAAATTAACTTTACCT